GGTCTTTGTAGCAAAAACTCCCCACGAGAAACTTAAAGTAAGGAGGTTGTACATATGTGGGATAAGATCGAGATCGTTAGAGGTACTACTAACATGATCCATATTGACGTATTAGACGCTAACGGTAATCCGTATACCTTACAGGACGGCGAAAAGCTGATTTTCGGCGTTAAGCGTAACGTTACGGACGCTGACGAGCTAATCGTTAAGACGGCCTCCGTCGCTGAGGGCGGCGGTTACGTGGTTAACCTCGCTCCTGACGATACCGACGATCTAACCGTCGGAAAATACGTATACGACGTCGGCTTACAGTCCGGCGATTGTTTCTATAACGTTATTAAGGCTAACTCTTTCGTTATCGCCGGTAACGTTACTAAATGGGGGTGCGCTGAATGATTAATTTAATCGGACGCGTATCCGTAGAGAAAAAGTTAGTAACCGGATCCGTAAAGATCGTACCGAGCGGTAACGAGTTGCAGAGTAAAAAAGTTACTCCGTCTACGGCGGATCAGGTCGTACGGCCGGATCCCGGCTATGATGGATTATCCGACGTTACGGTCGCCGGTGAAAAGAATTTACAGGCCGGTAACATTAAATACGGCGTTTCCGTTTTTAATGTTATGGGTACTTTCCAGGGCGACGGTAACGCTAATAACCACGCGTTAACCGTTACTCCTACCGGTAAGGATTTTACCGAGTATCCTTACTCCGGCTTTGACGGTATCGGATCCGTTACGGTTAAGGGCGACGAAAATCTTAAGCCGGATAATATCGTCGAGGGCGTGGAGATCTACGGCGTCGTCGGTACTCATAAGATCGAGGTCGCGCCTGAGGGCGAGGCGTCTTTATCCTCTGTTTACGTTACTCCTACCGGTGAGACTTTCGAGGTAACGGGCGACGACGAGGGCGTCGACGGTTTTCATACCGTTATTGTCGAGGGAGATCCTAATCTCCGTCCCGAGTATATCGCTAAGGGTATCACCATTTACGGCGTAACCGGGACAATGACTATGGGCGTCCTGGAAGATTTCCCGGAGGAATTTCGGAGTTATAAGGATACGGCGGACGCTTTGTACGTCGAAAAATTCGGCGCGGAGCCTCCGGTCGATTTCTTTATGTTGGCTAGCGACGGCGGTAGCGTGACTTTTGGTTATATGAGTGACGCCTTTAGCGTTAGTCATTTTAATACAGTTGATACCGAGTTTAAGGCGACCGGTTGGAAACGTATTAGTTATCGATCTGTTACCGACGAATGGGTAACAGACGATTTCGCTAATAGTAAGAGCGCCGGAGGAAATTACCTTAAGCATATTCGATATTGTACTCGCGAAAAGTTGTATTACGAAAATAACGAGGTTTGGCCTAAAATTCCTGTGACGTATATGTACGGCAATAAGCAGTTTCCGTCCTTGCCTGATTTTGATAAAACAAATTATCCGTACGCGGTGATTGTAAAGGAAACGCCTGTATATGGCCTCGGACGAGATGGGTACTACTTTTTCGCTCTCGGTACGGATAGTTATTATTTTGAAACAGATACAGGCGTGTATTTTGGAGGATACAGTAAAGGCGAATTGGTACCGAGTATTGAATATAAATATTCGGACGGAGCGTGGACGCTCATTTCCGTTCGAGACAATATGAATATATCGCTCACTAACGATTATTCTAAAAAAGTGTGGACTAATGTCGATTTGAAGTATAACGGCACTATGTTTATATCTAAATCGGATCCTATTCCTCAGTATAAATAAAACGCTATGAAAGGAGTAACTCTTTATGGATATTATTAGCGCGATTATTGGTAAAAATAAGGCGATTAAAGAACTTATCGACGAATCTCAAATCGGCTCAAAACATATCATGAGTGATTACGTTATTAGCCGAACTCTCTCATTCGAACCGATGGACGACTTAGGGGGTATGTTTGCCTGTATTTATCCGCAAGCATTTGGACAATTTGACGATATCCGTTGGGACGTAAGATGGGACGATAAGCGTTACGACTGTGTTTGTAACGGTAGCGCTACGGTACTAACTATCGGAAATGCGTCTCTTATCGAGCCTGAGGCCGACGATACGGGCGAGCCGTTCTATATTTTGATCGACTACTCTCAAAATATGACTGTAATCGTGACGAATCAGACGGAAAGCTCTCATAAATTGACTGGCTCGCTACGGTACTTTTACTTATATCGTCATATTCGCGACGATTATTTTTACGGTACGACCTTACCCGTCGTAGAAATCCCGACACTTTTAGCCATGGGGTCGGGTGGTGAAACTCCTCTAAATGTCGGAACTCAGATGTTTAACGCCGACGTTAAGGGAAAGCCTATTGTTTGCCGGTTTAATTTTGGGGACAATCATTATTATACCGCCGTTTCTGTTAGAGAGGTCGTAGATGGTAAATCTTACCATACTTTTACAATTCCTCGAATTGAATCCGGCGTCGCTAAAATTAACCTGATTAAATTATACAGTAATGAGAACGGTTGGTGGGCGACCGTCGAGCAGTTCCGTTACTAACTGTATACGATTATTTTTTGCTTACGATTTATAGGAGGTAAATAACCTATGACCGATGTTTTCGATATTATTAAAGTCGACGCGGACGGTAACGTAACCGAACGTAAGAAGTGTACCGCGCCTAGCGTTCGCGTTTTGTCTACCGAGATTATGCCTAAAAACTATTGTTTAGGCGCGGAGGCGTTTATTGTTGATAAAATGGACGTCGCGTTTAGCGACGGTAAGGGTAATTGGTACCGTAAGGCCGATACTCCCGTCGTCGCCGGTAATCCCTGGTCGGCTTTGTTCTAATCCCTATAAAATTCTAGGAAAGGAGGCGATAATATGAGCGGTCAGAGATTACCCTTTGAGGTAGTACAGGCCCGAGGCGCTAAGCATTTCACTAAGGCCGAGATCCAGGAGCGACAAGAGCGCGAAATTAAGCCTATTACGGATAATATTATCGCTCCTACCTATCTAACCAAAAAGCAAAAGGACGAGTTTTACCGGATCGCGGATCAGCTTAAGAAACTTAAGATCCTGGGCGAGACCGACGTCGACGCGCTCGCTCGGTATATCGTGGCTAACGACTTTTATATTAACGCCGTTAAGCAAATGAGAAAGCCGGAGGTTAAGAGTAATCCAATTACTTTCGAGGCCTGGGCGAAAATCCAGGAGCGATATTTTAAGCAATGCCGCGCCTCCGCTAACGACTTAGGCCTATCTATTTCGAGTCGTTGTAAGTTGGTCGTACCTAAGACCGAAAAGGAAACGCCGAAAGAGAATAAGTTTAAGAAATTCGAAAAGAGGTCGGTAAGCGGTGCCTAGTGGATACGCTCCTATTTACGACCGAGTTACCGAGTACGCTCATAAAGTCGTCGCCGGTAAGGTTGTCGCCGGTGAATTACATATACTCGCCTGTAAGCGTCACTTAAACGACCTTAAGCGTCAGCGGACGGAGGAGTTTCCTTACTACTACGATCCGGCTAAGGCTATGGAGGTTATCGAGTACGCCGAGACTCTGACGATCGCGGAGGGATCCGAGCCTCGCTCGGTCGTCCTGATCGACTCTCAGGCTTTCGATATCGGTTGTACATTTGGTTGGTTAAAGGTTTCTAACGATAAGCGGCGTTTTCGCCGTCGTTATAAATCTATGGCCCGACAAAATGGTAAGACGTTCGAAAACGGTATACTCGGTACTTTTATAGGCGGTTTTGGTGGCTATAACTACGGTAAGCTCTTTACCGCCGCGACGAAAAAACGTCAGGCTCGCCTCGCCTGGGAGGAAATGAGCAAATTTATTACCGTCGATCCGGATCTTAACGAGTTTTTCGAGGTTAAGGATTATAAATCCCTGATTGAGGCGGTTAATACTCATTGTACGATCGAGGCTCTGTCTCGAGAGGGCGGTCTCGAGGACGGTTTCCGAGCGATTTTCGCCTCCGTCGACGAGATCCACCAACATAAAGACAATAAGATTTACAAGGCCCTTTATAACGGTACGCGAGCGCTCGACGAGACTCTCGTCTCTATGATTACTACTCGCGGCGATAAACTAAATTCGTTCTGTAAGGAAATGGACGATTATTGTATAAAAATCCTCCGTGGTCTCGCGACCGCTGAGGATTTTTTTGTCGATATCTATTGTCTCGATCCTAAAGACGATATTTGGGATCCGAAAAATTGGGTTAAGGCTAATCCGTTTATTTGCGCTCCTGGTAACGAGGCTAAGTTTGAGGTCTTGAAAACCGACGCTCAGACCGCTAGGGATATGGGCGGCTCGGATCTGAGAGACTTCCTTACTAAGTCTCTTAATATGTGGGTGCAAAATACCGACGATCAGTTTATTAACGCTGAGAAGTGGCAAAATTGCGGATCCGACCGTATTCTCGAGGATTTCAGAGGCCGCGACTGTTGGGTCGGCTTAGACTTATCCTCCGGCGGCGACCTTACGACTTTCGCTCTCGAGTTTCCGGACGGCGATAAGTATTACTTTTACAGTCATTCCTTTATGCCGCGAGGCCGTCTCGAGGAGCATATCGAGACTGATCTAGCGCCTTACGACCTTTGGGAGCAAATGGAGTTACTTACCGCGACCGGCGGATCGACCGATTTTAAGAACGATTTCGGCTTTATTATCCGCGAGCTTAAGAGACTCAGAGACGAGTACGAGCTTAAATACCTCGGTATCGGCGTCGATCCTCACAATTTCGACGGTATCCGTACGGATCTCGAGGATTTCGGTTGTCCCGTGGTTATTATCGTCCAGTCCTGTAAGAGTCTTAACGACGCGACGGTCGATATCCAGTTACTTTGTAAGTCTGAAAAGCTCGAGTATAACAAAAATAACGAGTTGCTAACCTGGTCTTTCCTTAACGCGAGTATCGTCCGAAATTCTTTCGACGAGGTTAAGGTCGATAAGAAACCGGGAGCAAGATATAAACGTATCGATCCGGTCGACGCCTGTATCGACGCTCACGCTTGTATGTTGAAAAACAAAACGGCGGAGGTCGTCGACGTCGAGTCCGAACTCGATAAATACCTTAAGGCTATGGGTTGGAAAAAGTAAGGAGGAGGTGAAATAAACCGATGAATATTTTTAAGCGATTTACTACGGCGGTACGGATCCTCTTTAACAAGAGCGGCCGCGAGACGGTCGAGCTTAACGAGTTATATAAATTCCTGGGTATCGATCCTCGAGCGGACGAGGGCGTCCTTTCCGAGGCGACTTATTACGCGTGTCTTAAGATCCTCTCCGAGGCGATCGGCAAAATGCCGCTTAAGCTCCTGAGATATACCGATAAGAACGGCGTCGCGACTATGCGTAAGCATTATCTCTATAAGATTTTGCACGACCGGCCTAATCCCTATATGACCGCTACGTCGTTTTGGTCTACCGTCGAGTTTAATCGTAACCACTACGGTAACGCGTACGTATGGATCCAGGGCGCCGGTAAGAACATGAAATTATGGATCTTACCCTCTAATAGCGTCGAGGTTTGGTACGATAACGCGAAAATCCTCGCGGATCAGCCGGATATTTATTATCTGTACTCCGCCGGTGGTAAGATCTATCGTTTCGGATCCGAGGAGATCTTACACTTTAAGTCGTCTAACAGTTTGGACGGTATTCTCGGTATTTCCGTACAGGATCAGCTTAAAAACACTCTGAGCGGATCTATTAAGTCTCAGAAAATGCTTAACAAGATGTACGAGAGTGGCTTTACCGCTAAGGCGGTATTACAGTATACCGGCTCTCTGAGTGACGATAATACTAAGGCGTTTGTCGCCGGTATTGAGGCTTACGCTAAGGGCGAGTTACGAGATGACGGCGTCGAGAATATTATCCCGATCCCTATCGGCTCTACTCTGACTCCGCTTAACGTTAAGCTCGCCGATAATCAGTTTATCGAGGTTAAGCAGTATACGAGCGGTCAGATCGCGGCGGCGTTTGGTATTAAGCCTTACCAGTATAACGACTTAACTAAGTCTAGTTACGCGTCCGCCGAGGCTCAGCAGTTGAGTTTTTACGTCGATACTCTGCTGTACATTATTAAGCAGTACGAGGAGGAGTTAACTTATAAGCTCCTGAGCGACCGAGAGACCAATAGCGGTTATCATTTTAAGTTTAACGTCGCGGTTATCCTGAGAGCGGATCTCGCTACTCAGATCGAAACCCTCTCTAAGGGCGTCGCCAATTTCATTTATACGCCTAACGAGGCTCGAGCTATGTTAGATCTCGAGGCTAAGGACGGCGGCGATAAGCTCCTCGGTAACGGTGCGAGTATCCCGGTCGAATACGCCGGTACTCAATATATGAAAAATCCGGAGCCTCCGGAGGACGATCCTCCCGAAGATCCGGAGCCGGAGGAAACTCCGGAGGAAAATAACGAGGGAGGAGGTAAAGAAAATGAATGAGGATAAGTTAACCGTATCTATGGACGATCCGGAGGCGACTCCTGGTGTTATCTGTAAGGCGGCGAGCGTTCAGCCTTTAGAGGCGACCGAGGAAGATCTTAAGAAGATCAATAAGTACACTCTGAGACCTTTTAAGGCCGAGGACGTTTTCGTTTTTAAGATCGTTATGGCCGATAACGAACAGGACGACCGCAATTATATGCCCTTTGATCTTAAGGCTTTACAGGATCTTAAGAAACTGTATCCCGGTAAGCCTATGATTAAGGATCATATGAGACGCGCCGACAATCAGATCGCCCGAGTATTTGATACCGAGTTAGTCCAAAACGCGAATAAGCAGACCGAGCGAGGCGAATTACATACCGAGTTAATCGGCCGGGCCTATATGATCCGTACCGATTCTAATAAGGATCTGATCGCCGAGATCGAGGGCGGTATTAAAAAGGAGGTCTCTACTTCCTGTACTCCCGAGAAAATGATTTGCAGTATTTGCGGTACCGACAATATGAAAAAGTATTGTCGTCATTGGCCCGGCGCTAAGTATGTCGTCGAGGACGGTACTCCCGGAGGCTCTGAAAAGCGTTGTCTTATGTTGCTGAGCGGCGCTAAGGACGCATGGGAGTTATCTTTCGTCCCCGTTGGCGCTCAGCCTCGAGCCGGTACTCATAAGAGCGTCGGCTTTACTAAGCCGGTTGCAGAAACCGAGGGTCAGGATCCGGAGGTTAAGGATCAGACCGAAAATAATCATATCGACAAAGACTTAGATCTCGCTTTTAAGGTGCGAGAGGCTGAGTCTTTTATTTTTGTTCAAAATTAAGGAGGAAAAATATCATGAATAAGAAAATGCGTGAAATTTTAGCTCAGATCCAGGCTAAGACCGCTGAGGCTAAGGGTTTTATGACCGAGGGCGAAAATAAGGACGTCGCTAAGGCTAACGCTATTATGGACGAGGTCGACGTCTTAAAGGCCGAGTTTGAGGCCGAAAAGCGTATCTATGAGGCTGAAAAGGCCGAGGGTATCGAGGGCGCCGAGCCTCACGCCGGTACCGGCGAGCCTGAGGTTAAGGAGCTGACCGGCGAGCAGATCGTCGCTAAGGAGATCCGCTCTATCATGTCTAAGGTCGCCGATAAGGACTTACAGGAGTCCGTCGAGGCCGACGGCGGTTATACCGTCCCTGAGGATATCGTGACTCGCGTCGAGAAGTGGCCCGAGGCTCGTTATAGCTTCCTGGACGATATCTCCGTCGAGAACGTCTCCACTAATAAGGGCGCTCGTACCTATCAGAAAAAGGCCGATACTGAGGCTTTCGTCGACCTGGACGAGAACGGCGCTATCACTAAGAAGATCGCCGCTCCTCAGTTTGAGCGCGTGACTTACGCGATCCAGGATCGTGCAGGCTTTATGCCCGTCTCTAACGACCTGATCCACGACTCCGACGCTAATATTACCGGTATCGTTACCGAGTGGTTGGCTCGCGCTAATATCGCGACCGCTAACGAGAAGATCCTGGGTATTATTAAGGCTAAGGCTCAGGTCGCCCTGGACGGTATCGCCGGTATTAAGCACGCCGTTAACGTTACCCTGGGTCAGGCTTATAAGGCCGGTGCTAAGATCATCACTAACGACGACGGTCTGAATTACCTGGATACCCTGGTCGATAATAACGGCCGTCCTCTGCTGAATCCCGATCCTACCGACTCCGCTCGCCTGGCTCTGCGTTGCGGTACCGTGGTCGTCCCTGTTAAGGTCGTGCCTAATAAGGCTATGGCTACTCAGGGTACTAAGATCCCCTTTGTTATCGGTGACTTAAAGGCCGGTATCCGTAAGTATAACCGTCAGTCCATGAGCTTAAAGGCGTCTGACGTGGCCGTTATCGGCGACTTTAACGCTTTCGCTATGAATATGACTCTGATCCGCGCTATTCTGCGCGACGATTATAAGTCCCTGGACGCTGACGCTTACGTCTACGGCTATATCGATACCGCTACCGTGGGGGAATAATGGCCCTCGCCGACTCGGATAACGCCGGTACTTATAGCGAGGGCGAGTTAACCGCTATGACTAAAGCGGAGTTACTCGTCCTCGCTGAGGAGTTAGGGGTCGAGGGCGTCTCTATGAATAATCTTAAGGCGGATATCGTTTCCGCTATCTTAAACCGATAAGGAGGGCGACGGTATGGATACCGCTACTCAGGTCGTTAGCGTCGAGGAGGTACTCGCTTATCTCGGTATCGATTACGCCGACGATATGGTTAATAAGAATATCGAGAGAGCGATTAAGACCGCCGACGCCTACCTTAAGGGATCTATCGGCGTAAGTTATCCCGTCGAGGATCCGAGATCTAAGGAATTAGCCTTAATTATTATCTCCGACCTTTACGATAACCGAGGGTTAAACTCGACCGTCTCCGGTAATACCCGGAAATTAGTCGACGACCTCTCTTTACAGTTACGCCTCGAGTTAAGGAGGGGATCGAATGAGTAGACCTTACGATCGACCTATTACGATCCAAAAACTTAACCAAAAGGCGAAACGGTGGGACGATCTGTTTAAGATCCACGCTAGTATTAACAAGGCGAAAGCCGATAACGAGTACCTGAGCGCCGGAGCGATCCAGGCTAAGAGGAGTCTTACTTTCGAGGTAAGATACTTTAAGGGTCTCGAGGATATTAGCCTTAACTTACAGAGTTACCGGATCCTTTACCAGGACGTCCCGTATAACATTAAGGATTATGACGATTTTATGTTACAACATAAGACCGTTAAGATCCTGGGAGTATCGTATTGAGTAATCATACGATCGGTATCGACGAGTTAGGCGAGGCCGTCGCTCGAGAGTTAACTCTTTACGGCGAGAACGTAATCGAGGGGATTAAGAAAGAGGCTAAATCCAGTATGTCCCGTTTGGTAAAGGAGACTAAGGCGACCGCTCCGGTCGGTAGACGTCAAAAGCATTACCGAGACTCCATTTCTAGTAAGAAAACGGACGAGAGCGATAGATCCGTATCTTTTACGTGGTACGTTAAAGGATCCGACTATCGCTTAAGTCACTTACTCGAAAAGGGTCACGCTCTGCGAGACGGCGGTCGTACTAGGGGTACTCACTTTATCCAAAAGGCGAGCGATCCTATTATCGAGGACTATCTTAAGGCGGTCGAGGAGGTTATTAAAAATGGTTAAGGAAATTTTAACCGGCGCCGGTTTCGTGGAGGGCGAAACTTTCGACGAAACTCAGTTTATTAACCCTCCTAAGACTACTTACGCGGTTTATCACGACTCTTTTACGCGTAGAGGTGCCGACGGATTAAATCTGTTAAAAGAGCATGAGTATACGATCGAGGTATATTCTGAGTTTCCGGATCCTGAGGCCGAGGCTCGTATCGAGGCTAAATTCGACGAATTGGGTCGCGAGTACGATAAGGACGACCGTTATTGGATCCAGGAGGAGCAGTTATACCAGGTCGTATATACTTTTAATTTCATTGAAAAGTAAGGAGGGCGTAATATGTCTGACATTAAGAGAGACGCCGAGATTATTACTCTCGGCTCCGGCAATCTGTTATGTAAGGAGTACGAGGGTACTATGCCTAAGTATTCCGACTTTGACGACGAGGCGGATCTGTTAGGTCGTATCCAGGGCGGCGCTACTTTGGAGTATACCGGTACCTGGTACGAGGCTAAGGACGATACCGGTAAGGTGGTTAAGACCATTATTACCGAGGAGGAAGTCCTGTTAAAGTCCGGCGTTTTAACCTGGAACGGTAAGACCTTAGAAAAGCTGTGTTCTACCGCTCGCGTTACCGAGGATAAGACTACCGGTATCCGTACCGTTAAGATCGGCGGCGTCGGTAATCATAACGGTAAGTCTTACGCGCTGTGTTTCCACCATATCGATAAGGTCGACGGCGACGTTTGGGTCGTTGTTCGCGGTGTTAACCAGGGCGGCTTAGCGATCGCTTTCGCTAAGGATAAGGAGACCGTTATTAACGCCGAGTTTAAGGCTCTGCCTCAGGACGACGAGGGTACTCTGATCGAGTACGTCGAGGAAATGACTAAGGCGGCCGGTTAATAGGCTCATTGCTAGGACGGGGCGGTAAAACGCCTCCGTCCTATTTTTAATTTATGGAGGTTATGAAAATGGCTAAGGCGCTCAATTTCAATACTGTTAAAAAGCAGTATTTACCCGTCACTTTTGCAGACGAAAATAAGACGACTATTTTCGTCGGTACTCCTACTAAAGCGATTATGGACGATCTTACCCTGATGAAAGCTAGCTTAGACGAGATCGCGGAGGACGGCGCTAACGACGCCGATACCGACGATCTTTTCGAGGCTTGCGCTAAGATTATGAGTCGTAATAAGACCGGCGCTAAGATTACTAAGGAGTTTCTCGAGAGCGTTTTCGACTTTGAGGACGTAATTATTTTCTTTACCGCCTATATGGAGTTTATCGACGAGGTAATCGCCTCAAAAAACTGAAAATCCCTTATTATCCCCTGGACGATGATAAGGGATACGATTACGTAGTTACTACGGCCTGGGAAAAGCTCGTATCCGAGTATACAGGCCTAAATATATTCGAGGTCGAGGAGTTGGACTATCTCGACTATTTGACGTTCCGGCGCGACGCCTTTATTTACCGTATGAGTCAGACGGAAAAGGGCGAGGAGTATCTAAAAAACGCGTGGCTTTTAGAGCAGACTAAGCCGGATCGTAATAAGTTACGCGATAAATTCGGAAAGGAGGGTTAAGGTATGGCTAATAAGGCGATTAGAGGTATTACCGTCGAGATCGGCGGCGATACTACGAAACTCGACAAGGCGCTCGGATCGACCGAAAAGAAATCCAGGTCTTTACAGGTCGAATTAAGAGAAGTAACCAAACTCTTAAAGTTTGATCCTACTAATACGGAGTTACTCGCTCAGAAACAGGATATCTTAAAGAGCGCGATCGCCGAAACTACCCAAAAACTTAATACTCTTAAAGAGGCCGAGGCTCAGGTTATCGCTCAGTTTGAGCGCGGCGAGATCGCCGAAAATCAGCTTAGAGCGTTTCAGCGCGAAATTATGCAGACTGAAAAGTCTCTCGAGGATATGGGTAACGAGTTATCTACGACCGAGGACGCGCTTAAGAAAGTCTCTAAGGGTACTAAAAACGCCGAGGACGCTACCTCGGAGTATAAAGAGGCCGTCAAGGACGCCGAGAAAGAGTTAAGCGACTTTAAGGAAAAGGCCGAGGGCGCTTTCGAGACTCTTAAGACCGGCGCGGCCGTAGTCGGTGGCGCGGCGTTGGCTATTGGCGGATATGCTCTAAAGTTATCTACCGATTTCGATAAGGCCTTTAATACCCTGGTTACTCAGACCGGAGCCTCCGCCGAGGAAATGGACGCTCTTAACGAGTCTATGGAGCGCGTTTACGCGAATAATTTCGGCGAGAATATCCAGGACGTCGCCGAGTCTATGGCGACCGTTAAGCAAAATACTAAGCTGAGCGGCGAGGAGTTAGAGAAAACTACCGAACGCGCTTTACTGTTACGCGATACTTTCGAGTTTGAGGTTAACGAGTCTACTCGATCCGCTAAAATGCTTATGGATCAGTACGGCTTAAGCGCTGAGGAGGCTTATAACCTTATCGCTCAGGGCGCCCAAAATGGCTTAAATAAAAACGGCGACCTCCTGGATACGATTAACGAGTACGCCGTACATTTCTCCGATATGGGTATCGGGGCCGAGGAAATGTTTAATATGCTCGTTAACGGTGCCGAAAACGGTACTTTCTCCGTCGATAAGCTCGGCGACGCCGTTAAAGAGTTTGGTATCCGCGCTAAGGACGGATCCGACGGTACCGCTAAGGCTTTCGAGGCTCTCGGCTTAAACGCCGCCGCTACCTCTGCGGAATTTGCTAGGGGCGGCGAGGACGCTCGAAACGCGTTAGGTAAGGTTAGTAAGGCGCTCTTTGAAATGGACGATCCTCTCGCTCAGAATCAGGTCGGCGTCGCGCTATTCGGTACCATGTGGGAGGATCTCGGCGTCGAGGGCGTTAAGGCTCTTATGAGCGTCGAGGGAGAGATCTCCAAAACCTCGACCGCGCTCGAGGATATTAACGAGCAGAAATACGACGATATCGGATCCGCTTTACAGGGTCTCGGCCGTACGATCGAGACGGACGTCGTTAAGCCTTTAGGCGAGGAGTTAAAACCCGTCGTCGAGGAGGCGATCGAGTACGTTAAGGAAAACGGCCCGGCTATTAAGGACGTCGTCTCTAAGTTAGTCGAGAAAGTCGGCGATTTCGTCGGTTATATCGTCGATCACGGCGAGTTAATCGTCTCGACCGTCGTCGCGATCGGTACCGGTATGCTCGTATGGAACGTCGCCTCTACGATTAACGCGGTCGTCGGTGCGATTAAGGCGTATAAGCTAGCTAACGAGGGAGCGACGATCGCTCAGGCGTTATTTAACGCGGTGCTAAATGCTAACCCGATTATGTTAATCGTTACGCTCGTCGCCGCGCTCGTCGCCGGTATCGTTACTTTCATTATGACGAACGACGAGGCTCGAGAGAAATTCGTCGAGGTTTGGAATAAGATTAAGGAGACCGTGAAAAAGGTCTTAGACGCGATCGTCGAGTTTTTCAAATCCGCGTGGAGCGGTATTAAGAAAACCTGGGACGCTTGCACTAAATTTTTCTCCGGTTTGTGGACGAAAATTAAAGATACTTTCTCCGATACGGCCTCCTGGTTTTCCAAAACTTTCAAAAACGCGTGGACGTCCGTTAAAAACGCCTTTTCGGAATGGGGATCCTTTTTCTCCGGCCTGTGGACGAAAATTAAGGATAAATTCTCGAGTATCGGCTCGAGTATCGGATCCACGATCAGTAATACGGTTAAGACCGGTATTAACGGCGTACTTTCCACGATCGAAAATACGATTAACAAGGGTATTCGCCTGATTAACTCCGCGATCGATCTCGCGAATAAATTACCCGGCGTCGACGTCGGTAAGATTAAGGAAATTAGCTTACCTCGACTCGCTAAGGGCGCGGTTATTACTCGTCCTACGGTCGCTGAGATCGGCGAGGACGGCGCCGAGGCGATCGTACCTCTCGAAAAAAATACCGGTTGGTTAAGAAATGTCGCGAAAGAGCTTAACCGCTACTCCGCGTCTCCTGGAATGGGTAGTAATGGCGAGTTATTATCTAAGCTCGATCGTATTTACGACCGCCTGGATCGTTTACAGGTCGTACTCGATAGCGGCGAGTTAGTCGGCGGTATTATCGATCCGGTCGATAACGCGTTAAACGATAAATATAGTAAGGTTGCGAGGGGGTGGTAAACCGTGAGAGGTATTACTATCATTTTCGGAAACGAGATCACTCATACGGGCGACGACCTGGATCTCGTACAGGAAAAAAAGGAAATTGAAAAGCCGGAGATCCAAAGTTTTACCGCTAAGGTACCCGGTCGTAACGGTTTACTTAACCTTACTAAGGCTCTTACCGGTAAGGTTACGTTTTATAATCGAGCCTTATCTTTTCAATATTTCGGTACAGGCGATCGCGAGTATCTGTTAGAACTCGACGCCTATATGAATCGCTTACACGGTCAGACGATCCAAATTGTCGACGACGATTACCCTAACCACTATTACGAGGGCGAGGCGAGCGTCTCGACGGAGTTACGTAGTAATTATATTATTATTAACCTCGACGTCGACGCTCAGCCTTTTAGACTCCGTCGCGAAATGACCGTATACTCTCGAGATATTAACGGTACCGTCCTGGTATACCTGGATAACGAGAGTATCGACGTCGTACCGACCATTACCGTAACCGGCGAGACTACGATTACGTTTAACGGCGCGACCGTTTCCGTTAGCGCCGGTACGTATACGATCGATAATTTCGAATTGCATAGCGGTACGAATATTATCGAGGTAACGGGTACCGGTAAGATTACTTTCGAGTATAGGGAGGGGGCGATCTAATGTTAAATATCCAAATGGATAACCTTACTTTATGGTCGCCTAACTCCAATAACTTAAAAGTCGTTAATCCGACTTTGAATTTGGAAGTAAATAAAATCGGATCTCTTACGTTTAAGATCTATCCGGATCACTCTTATTACGATCAGATCGTAAAAATGAAATCCGTTATTACCGTTTCCCGAGAAAATCGTACTCTTTTTAAGGGTCGCGTTTTCTCCGATAATATCGATTTTCAAAAGGCTAAAAAGGTGGAGGTCGAGGGCGTTTTAGGTTACTTAAACGACTCGATCGTCCGACCTTATGAGTATAAGGGTACGGTCGCGGCTTATTTTGCTATGCTCCTGGATCAGCATAACGACCAGGTCGAGGAATGGCAAAAATTTAAGCTCGGTATCGTAACCGTCGAGGATCCTAACGACTATATCGTTAGAGCGTCGAGTAACTCCCCGAATACCTGGGACGAGATCAATAACAAATTGATTAAATTACTCGGCGGTTATATCTCGATCCGGTACGAGGCCGACGGTAATTACGTCGACTATTTGGCGGATTACGCCGATACCTCTACTCAGGCGATCGCTTTCGCGGTTAACCTCCTGGATCTCGTCCAGGACGGTAACGCTAGCTCCTTAGCGACTTGTATTATCCCGTACGGCGCTAAAGACGAGACGACCGGCGAGGCGATCAATATTAAGAGCGTAAACGGCGACGTCGATTACGTGTATAACGAGGAGGCCGTCGAAAAGTACGGTCGTATTTACGAGGTCGTTACCTGGGAGGACGTAACCCTCCCGGAGAATCTGTTGATTAAGGCCAATGCATATTTAGCGGATAAAGTCAAATTACCGAGTAAACTCACGATTAAAGCTATCGATCTCCACTTAACCGATAATACGATCGAGGCGTTTAAGCTCGGCGACTATATCGAGGTAAATAGTACGCCTCACGGTATCGACGAGCGGATCCTCTTAACCGCGTACAGTATGGATTTAACTAATCCGTCCGACTGTACGATTACCTTAGGCCTCGAAAAGGGTAGTTACTTAGGTAGTCAGGCGGAGACGAGTAAGAGCGCGGCTAACCGCGTCGACGTCGTTATCCGAGAGGTATCGGAGTCTAGTAATCAGATTACTAACCAGGTCTTAAACGATACGTTAACCTATATTAACGAGTCGATCGAAACCTCGGAGGAAACCGTCCGGACTATGTTAGAGGAGTACGTTAAGGTTTCTGATTTAGAGACCGTACGCGAGGAGACCGCTCTCTCGATCACTCAGACGGCCGAGGAGGTTAACGTCCGTTTCGATACTGTAAACGAGCGTATTACTAACGAAAACGAGGAGATCGTCCGGATCCTGGACGAAACTTCTAAATATATCCGCCTGGTCGACGGTAATATTATCCTCGGTGAACTCGGAGCGCTCTTAACGACCAAAATCTCTAACGGTCGTATCTCTTTCCTGTATAACGATACGATCGAGGTCGCTTATATTAGCGATAATAAGCTCTATATCACTAACGCCGAGATCCTCGATAGTATTGTTATCGGTAATTTCGGCTTTATCCCTAGAGCTAACGGAAATCTCTCTTTTAAGAAAGTAAGGTGATTACATGGCGACGTGTACCTATAATCCCGGGATCGCAAATAATCCGTACGCCGTGTTAACCGTTACGGAGGTTAGTTACGACGTAAATAGTAACTCCTCGGTCGTCTCCTGGGATTTGAAATTATATCGACCTTATAGCATTACCTCGAGCGCGGCTAAGAGTTACTCCGTTGTCCTTAACGGAGCGACCGTCGCCTCGGGATCTACTACGATCGGCGGTAGCGGTACTAAGACGATCGCAAGCGGTACTAAAACCATTACTCACAATTCCGACGGTAAAAAGACTATTTCCTTTAGCTTTACGTTGGAGTTTGCGATTACCTGGTCAGGTACTTATATCGGTACCGGCACGGCGAGCGGATCTCTCGCGTTAACGAATATCCCTCGAGTCTCTACCTTTTCGGTAAATAAGACCTCGGCGGATATGGGTACGGCGGTTACTTTTACCATTACCCGAGGATCCACGGCGTTTACTCATAAGTTAACGTTTACCTGGGGCGGCGTAACGACTACGATCGCCTCGGGCGTTGCGACCTCTCAGGCGTGGACGATCCCGTTAACGCTCGCGGACAATATCCCTAACAGTACCTCGGGCGCCTGTGTTATTACGTGTATCACGTATAACGGATCGTCCGAGATTGGTCGTAAAACCTTAGCTATAACGTTAAACGTCCCGGCCTCTGTAAAGCCGGTCGTAAATGATATCGCCATATCCGAGGCGACTAGCGGCCTCGCGAGTAAATTCGGCGCGTATGTGCAAGGTCGATCTAAATTAAAGGTCGTAACGACCGCCTCCGGATCTTACTCGAGTACGATTAAAAGTTACTCGGTTAAGATTATGGGTAAGACTTATAGCGGTAGCACGATCACGAGCGACGCGATCACGATTAGCGGATCCGTCGCGGTAAACGTTACCGTAACCGACTCTCGAGGTCGGACGGCGACGAGTACCGTAAACGTAACCGTCCTCGCGTACTCTAACCCTAGTATTACGGCGTTTACCGCTCAGCGGTGCGATCGGTACGGTACGCTTAACGACGAGGGCGAGTACGTTAAATTAACTTACGCGTTTGATATTACGACTCTCGGCAATAAAAACGATAAGTCTTATACTCTCGCGTATAAATTAAAAGACGCCGCCAATTTTACCACTCTTACGAGCGGATCGGATTACTCCGTTAATACGACTTATATCCCGTCTACCGTTTTTAGCGGCGACGAGTCTTACGATTTCAGATTAACGGTATCCGATTACTTTACCGAGATCTCTTTCGACTCGGACGTACCTACGGCGTTTACGCTAGTGGACTATCATGCCTCCGGTACCGGAATGAGTTTCGGTAAGGTATGCGAAACTCCTAATACGCTCGAGATCGCTCTCGACGTCGAGTTTATCGGTAAGGTGAGAGGTACGATTTTCGACGCGATTTATCCCGTCGGTAGTATTTACCTCTCTTATAACCATGTTAACCCGGGTACCTTATTCGGCGGAACATGGGCGCGGATCGAAAACGCGTTTTTATGGGCCTCGACCGCGAGCGATACGATCGGCGTTACGGGTGGCGAGGAGACTCATACCTTAACCGTTAACGAAATGCCTCGGCATAAACATAACGTCGGCGCGTATAAATCGACCGACGGAGCCGGATCGGCTCTCGACTCGTATACCGCTCTCGTCAGCACGTCTAACGGTGCGGATACTACGAGTAAATATTATACGAGCGGTACTATGCTCTCGGGCGGTAGTCAGCCGCATAACAATATGCCGCCTTATATCCAGGTTTCCGTATGGCGGAGAACAGCGTAAAGGAGGTAAGCATATGACCGCGAGAGATTGGATTTCGTTACTTTTCGGCTCCGGTATTCTGTTAACCGCGTGGCGATATATTTACGGTCGCCTTAAGGCTAACGAAAAGAAAACCGAGGCCGTTTGTTTGGGCGTACAGGCGCTACTCAGAGATCGCCTTATCGAGAAATACGATAAGTATAGCGATAAAGGGTACGCGCCTATTTACGCTCGAGAGAATTTCGAAAATATGTGGACTCAATACCATAACCTAGGCGTTAACGGCGTTATGGATAGTCTCCACGCTAAATTTATGGAATTACCTACGGAAAAGGAGGATCTGAAACCATGAATACCGTAAAGGCTGAAACTATCGCGAGAACTATCGTATTATTTATCGCTCTCGCTAATCAGATCTTAGCGATCGCCGGTAAGGAGATTTTCCCCGTAACCGAGGATCAGGTTTACCAGGTCGTAACGCTGATCGGTACGATCGCCGCGTCCGCGTGGGCGTGGTGGAAAAATAACAGCTTTACCAAAAACGCTATCGAGGCGGATAAGTTACTTGAAGATCTAAAGGCTAAGGGGGCGTAACCTATGGCCTACTATGCGAGTAAGGTAATCAAAGTCTTAAAGGACGAGGTCGGTTATCTGGAAAAAGCCAGTAACAAGAACCTCGACGATAAAACCGCTAACGCCGGTTATAACAACTATACTAAGTACGCTCGCGACCTGGACGCATTGGGTTATTTCTATAATGGTCCGAAACAGGGGTACGCATACTGCGACGTTACGATCGATTGGGCGTTTGTCCAGGCGTACGGCGTAGAGGCCGCGTTAAAATTACTCTGTCAGCCGAAAAAATCTTACGGCGCCGGGTGTTATTATTCCGCTCAGTATTATAAGCAAAAAGGCCAATGGTACAAAAAGGATCCAAAACCCGGCGATCAAATCTTTTTCCGGAATTACGCGCATACCGGCCTAGTTGTCGCCGTGGATAAGACTTACGTCTATACGATCGAGGGTAACACCTCTACCAAAGTCGGCGTTGTGGCGAACGGTGGCGGCGTGTGGGAGAAGAAATATAAGTTAACCGATACGGTTATCGACGGTTACGGTCGTCCGAATTACGATCCGGAACCGAGCGAGGAAACGACC